TTTATCTGTTGTGTTCATAGTGTCCTTCCCTAATTTATAGGCCCAATCGTTGTCCATTGATATTTTACGTATGGCTGTGTTTGTTTTACGTCATACAGTTGTTTGATATTGCGGTAGATATCATTAAATAAAGTTTTTAAATCGTTATTTCCATAACCAGACAGAAATATATTCTTTGCTGCCATTGCTCCTGTCGTGGTTATGTTACCTGAAGCTGTTATGTTATTCAATCCGTTAAAATCTCTCGTTTCCGTGTTCAGCGATACTCCGCCACCCTGCGAATTTGGGATAAAATCCATTGTACGACCATAAAAAGTAATTGCCGTTTGGACATTGTTTCCTTGCCTACCGTTCCAGATTTGGATACCAGCAGAAGTATGTTCAATACCCGTTTTGCCATTTCGGTTGCTCATTAATTGAGTATATGCACAAGGTACGCCGTTAATTGCCCCTTGCCCGAAAATCAAGAATTGCAGGGGCTGACCGTCAAATTTATTTCTAATTCCCACGGCTTCCTTGTTCATTTCAAGCCAACCAGTCTGCAAGTCAAAGTCAGTCACGCCATTCAATGACGAGAGCTTCCCGCCTTTGATTATGTTAGCGGTCAGCCCCTCGGTCGCGACATTCTTTGCCGTTACATTGATAAGGTTAGCCTTGCTCGCGTCGATCTCGTCGATGTGTGCCGTGCCGATCTGTGCCTTTCCTATCATGGACTTCTTAATAACCCCGTCTTTGATATAGGTTTTTTCGCCAATTGAGAGTAGGCCTTCATTGATCCTCACGGAACCGTCAGGGTTTAAATTCATTTGGCCCAAAATATCGCCAGCGCTATTGAGATTTCGGACTGACCAACTGTCTCTCAGCAATGTCATTTGAGTTCTGACTGCTTCTAATGGTTCGTTTGAATCATCTGGACACGGTTGCCATTTACGGTCATTCGAACCCTCGTAAAAATCAAGTTCGGTCATAAACATACCAGACCAGCCGGAAGGGTTGCCATTATAATTAAAAACCAAATAACCGTTATCAAAATTACCGATATTAAATTTCAGGGACTTTTTAACAGCTTCATGCGAACTAAACGCGGGTGATCCGGTCTTATCAAAAAGCGTTTGGATTTCGTCGTAATCTTGATTAGCAGAATCTTTTTTGCGTTTCCGCAATTCAATTTTGACCCTCGCTGTGTTTGCGTCAAAAGCCAAGAAATTCAAGGTGTAATCAGTATTTTTCTTAAAAATAAAACGCGGGCTATTAACTACCGCGCCATTCTCAAGTAAAAACATTCGTTTTTGACCGTTAAGGTAAAAATGGTGCTCTAAAAATTTGAATTTTGCAGGGTCGCCATTCCAATATTTCAAACCGTCATCCGCCCGCGAATTTCGTAGCAAGTTTGGTCCGCCTTGCGTCGAATACTTGCCAACCTCGGTCTGGAAGATCTCGCTAGACATGACAAGCCTTGATAGCTTATCGGGTGCGTCTGCTTCAGACTTGCCAAGGATACGCTCATAGAGTAGCGAGGTTTCTTTGACTTTCTGGAAATCAGCGACACTTTCGGAAATCCGACTAGATAGCGTGGTCAATTGGCCATCAATACCCTGTCTAAATTCAGCCAGTTTGGCCTCATTTTCCTTCGTGATTGCCTCAAACCGTTGCTTGATACTCTCGATGTTCTCAACGTATGTATTCTTAGCAACATAATCGCTTGACAGTCGTTCACGGATAGCGACAATCTGATTAGTTGTTTCCTCTCGTGAATACCGTTTGAGTTCGTCTGATAGCTTCTCTCGTTCGGTTTGGACATTCGTTCTAAATGCGTTTAATTCCCGGACGTTCTCGTTTGCGATTTCCTTCGCTTCACGGCCCAAATCAGCGCTAGCTCCAGCCATTGCTAATGCTCTTGAAGTACGAATATTAGCTTCTGCGATGGCACGGTCAGTAGTTGTCTTGGCTTCTTCTAGTTGCCTATCAACCTCTTTCTTGACCTTGTCTACGTCCTCGGTGTCAATGCGTTTCTCCCACTGAGAACCATTCCAGATATACATTCGGTCATAGAGACCATTCTTCTCAAACCATATATCACCGACCTTATGTTCGATAGCATCATCTGGACGGTTGTACCAGACCTTATTGCCCTGGGCGTTCAGTAGATATTTTGGTAAGTCATTTTTTAGTTTCTGCTGGTTTTTCTCGACTTCCTCGATTTTGCCAGCAAGACCGCTTTGCATCGTAGCCCGTACATTTGTACCGACTTCACCAAACTCTACGCTTGCATTACGTTCATTGACAAAGTCATAAGTGATAGTGGTTACTTTGGCAGTTTCATCTGTCAGCCCAATCTGTGGATAGTAGACAGGCACAATGTCGCATAACTCTAATTCTTCAACCCAAGCTCGATCTGCATAATCTAGCGTTTTGGCTAAGTCCACGTACTCGATTTTGGTATTGATTTTAGGCTTACCGATTGCATTACGTTCCATGTAGTCCGTGGCAAGTTTGCGTAACTTATCAGCGGTTGGAATGTTTTTCTTTTTGCTATCAGTGCTAAATTCGCTTGAAAAATCAATAACCTTGATGCGTCTATGAGCATACAAGGCCTTGTATTTACTATCTACATAGTTTTCTGGGATAGTAACCGTGATAGGGTCTGGTTGGTCATCACTTGTGTCACCTTCTGCTCGTTCTGGTGTGTAGGTAGCGAATGGTAGCACACTTGTATATGCGTCCTCAATCGTTTCATCTGTTTCAGCAGATAAGATGTTCCGACCATACTCTAATACGGTTGGTGCAATGCGCCCTAGTTGCTTGTGCAACCGTACAGTCATATTGTCAAACTCATACTCGCCACCCCAAATATCAAGGATAGAGCCTTCTACACCACCAAGAGCAAGACGGGCATTAGTAGCCTTGTCAATGCTTAATGTGGTAGTCGCACTAGTCTGGATATCAGACCACACGTCAAAGCTATAGTCACCGATAAGGGCATCTTTCCAGCGTGCCAAGGCCGATTGTGCCGTACCATTTAACACCGTTTGATTTCTGATAGCCATGTACTCTAGCTTGTGTGAGATATGTTGGCCGTAGATTTTAACAATGTTACTGCTATCTTTTACGATGCGTGAGATTTCAAAAGTCTGATTTTTGGTACGTAGTCCAGCATCAGCTTTCAGCTTCATTTCTTTTTCAAGGATTGCTACCATAGGGTCATTGACGGGAATTTCTGCATATAGCGTATAATTCCCGTTACGTTCCCTTGTGGCTGTACCCTTGGTTACATTAAGCTCACCCAGACCGTATGTATCAAACACCGTCTCATTTTTATTAAATAAAATAGGCCTCATAGCTTAACCCCCCAATTTGGGATCATTGACACCGTGAAATTACCATCCCAACTAATCAAATTGCGTCCAGCATCCAGATAAGGCATTTGGAATTGTGGAGACCTTACTACCTTATCCCACGCTGGCAGATTGTCCTTGTATACTTGGTTAGCTTGCATATCAAGGGTGATTCTGCCTTGCACACTTCGTAACTTGGTCTTGCGACCATTGATAGTAAGAGTACAGTCACCAGAACCCACAAGCGTGATGATAGGTTTTGCATTCACATTGCCTAGACCGTTGATAGTCGCACCGTTTGAAAGTGTTAGCGTGCTACGGCCTTGCTTGTAGAATTTGATTGGATAACACACAAAATTAATTGTCGTTTTACCAAATTGTCGCATGGTTTCCTCAATGCTAAACGTTTCGAGGTATGCAGCACGATAGATAAAATCTGGGTCATAAGAGATAGTTAAATCCTTGTATCCAGCTACATTTAACCATTCAGAAATTCTATAAACTTCTGTAGCAATCAATCCCTTCTCTTTTACAAAATTCACTGGGAAACTCAATTCAGCAGAATTAAGACGGTTGTTGCTGATAAGCAATTCACCGTCTCTACCCGGTACTGCCACACGCTCTACATCAAGACTGGAAGTGGAAATCTTCTTGCCTTCTGCGACTCGTAAGCCAAACTCTGTGTTTTTCTTTCCATCGAAAATGAATGTTGTCAAGCTAATTTCCCTCCTTCTTGATTAGTATAGTATGCTAATTCTCTTAGTAGTTTCTTCATAAATTCTGGTGTCAACTCTTGACCACTGCCATTACTATTCACATTCAATGTATAGTTTTGGTTCGGTCGTTCATTTTGATTACTATTCTTCACTTGTCGTATCAATTCTTCCAAGAATGGTGTGACATCCTTACTAGTATGCTCTTCCTTCCATTCGTTAACATTCTTGATACGTTGTGTGATATTTGCAATCTTGGATTTCTCCCATCCAACACCATTAGCATAGTTTGGCATACCTAATGAGTTCATCAAGTTCTTAGTCAATCCGGCACGTAGGACTTTTGAACCTCTTGGAAGGTCTAAGACTACGTTACGACCATTAGGGATAAAGCTTTGGCCGTTTGGTAAAGTAACCAACTCTTTGTACATCGGCCCTTCTTGGTCATTGACCATAGCAAGACCGCCTTGGTGGTAGTTCGTACCATTTTTGTGTCCAAATAACCGATCGACAGTGTTAAATACACGGTTTACTACTTCTGTAGCTGTGATGGTTGTATGCCAGCTTGTAGGGATTGATTGGATCGCCCAGCTTGCAGAGTTCGCAGCATTTACTGCGCTAGACGAATCACCAGTAATGTACTTCATAGGACTTCCGAGACCATTCCACTCACTCTGCTTATTGATAGCAGATTGTCCAGCGTTAACTGCATTAGTAGAGTCAGCGGTAATCTGCTTAGTAGGCACTTGGTAGCCATTTACTTCACTATACGCTTGAATGGCTGTATCCTTACCTTGAACCGCACTTGACGGGTCAGCATTGATATTAGTATTGGTCTCTTTAGGGATATTCAAGATGTCATTCATCACTTGAGAGATGACCTTGCTTGAATTGTCTTGAGCATTGATTGGGATATTCGGATTCATTCCGACCAATGTATTCAATGCTTGCTGAATTTTAGTCACTTCACCAGTAGCTAAATCTTTAGCAATGAGTTCTTTTTGCTCTGGGGTTAAACTATTCCATTTTTGCAAAGTTGAAATAGCAAGGTTTCCGGAGTTAAGGAAAGCCTCATTCTTCATTAGAAGTTCTTTCGCTTCTGCTGGAAGGGCGTTCCATTGTGCAAGGGCTTCCTTATTTTCGAGGATTGCTTGCATTCCCTTGTGGCCATCTAACACAAGTTCTTTCTCTTCTACAGTCAAGCTGTCCCACTTGCCAGCCTCTACTAATGCTTGACCGATAACCATTTTAGCGTTGGTCTCAAGGTTTGCGTTTTTAAGTACAAACTGCATAGATTCCCATCCACCTTCTGCTTCAAGGGCTTTTTGCACTTCTTCCACTGCATTAGTTTTGACCTCACCTTTTTTATCATCAAAAACAAGTGAGTTCCAGATCAAGTTGGCTTCAGCGGTCTCTTGGCTCATATTTGTTAGAGATTTTGCAACAATGCCAGACGAGGTTTTCACCGTGTCAGCAGCAGTACGCATATATTCTTCAAATTGTTTGACATCAAGACCCAATGCACCCATACGGGCTTTCGCACCTTCCAAAGCCTCTTTAGTCCAACGGCCGTTGTAATTATCGAGAAAGTTCTTTTCTAATTCAAAATATTTCTGTTGGTAAGCTTCCATTTTACCGACGTGTTCATTTTCGAGTGCTTCCAATTTTTGATGTTTTTCTTTCAAAGCCTCAACACTTTTAGCGTCTTTGTAAGCTTCCTCAATAGCTTTCTTGCGTTTGTCATAAAGCTTGTTTTCTTCCTCGATCCAATTTCTTACGACACTCAAGGCATCCTTACGTTGTTGTTCATTAAGGCCTTTCACTTCGCCATTCATCGCCTTCATGATGGCTGTTTTCTTGTCTTTAGAAATGTTCAATAAGTCTAACTGCTCACTAATCATTTGATTTTGAGCGTTTAAAACTATCGCACTTTCTTCCCGTGTCAAATCACGATGTTGCTCTTTAGCATTTTGGTAGATACGACCGACTTCTTCAGTCATGTTACGTACATTGGTTTTAGTCTGGTCTAACTGTTCTTGTTGTTCTTTTTGAACTGCTTCAGACATTCCAACTTCTTTTGCTAAGGCTTCAAGTTTCTCTTTCTTCTCATCGATTAACTTGTCAATTTCGTTGTTCAATTTCTCGAAAGATGCCTTAACATTATCGACATTTCCAGCGGTTGCTCCAAAGTCAACCATAGCCTTATTAGCTTCATCGACTTTAGCCTTGAAACTACCTAGTTGTTCATCTTGAAGTTTAGATACAGACGTCCCCCAACGTTGTGTGCGCTCATTTGCTTCAGTGATTTCTTTAGTGATGTAACCTAAACCTAATAATGCTGCACCACCCAATAAGATACCCCACGTTGGTACACTACCAAGCGTAGCTATGGTAGATGATAACAATCCAGCACTTGTACTAGCTTCAGCCGTAGCCGTTCCGACTCCACCGATTCCAGCTGATAAAGCCTTAAATCCTCCAGCGATTGATCCAGCATCTTTAAACGTCTTTAAGATGCCAGAGAATTTTCCGATACCACTAGCAATAGTACCAAGCCCTTTGGCGAATCCACCGATAATACTTAGGCCACCTCCTAGCAATTTCAATGCTGGGCCGATTGCAGCAGCCATCAAGCCCCACTTGATAACATTCTGTTGTTGCTCTCTGGACATTTCGCTAAATTTCTTAGCCATGTCGGATAGAGTTTGTAGCCATGGTTTAGCAGCATCTAAACCGCTATTTAATGCTTTTAAGAGTGGCCCACCAAATTCAATAGCGATGTCCGTAAGTTTATTCTTAAAGATTTTAAGTTGAGATTCGGTTGTTTCGTAACGCTTTTGAGCCTCGCTTGTCAATGCTGAATTTTCTTTCCAAGCCCTATTAGATCGATTGACTGCATCGGTCATTTTATCAGATGATAATGCTAATGATTTCAGCATATTCCCTTGACGAATACCAGTCATATCAAGCTCACCAAGGATCCCATCCATGTTTTTTCCCTCATCGCTGGCTTTCTGTAAGCCTTTAATAAAGGATTGTAAAGCTTGTGCTGGCTTCTCTTTCCAAGCCCTTGAAAACTGTTCAGCGGTCATACCAGATACGCTAGCGATAGTCTCTAACTTTTCGGTAGCGCCTTTACCAACTCCAGATACTGCCTTACCGATTGCGGTAAGGGTCTGGGTCATCGCAGTGCCTCCGGCTTCAGCCTCGATACCGACACTACTCATAGCAGTAGCTAGACCTAAGATTTCTGGTGCAGTTAGTCCGGCGAGTTTACCTCCTGCCGCCAAGCGGTTTGTCATTTCTACAATGTCTCGTTCAGTCGTTGCGAAGTTGTTACCTAAATCAACCACACTCGATCCAAAGCGTGAGTAATCTTTGGATGTCAGACCTAAGATGTTACCAATTTTAGCGATTGCAGTTGCCGCTTCCTCAGCACTCAAGTTAGTAGATTCTCCCATGTCAATCATGGTTTTCGAGAATGACAAGATACTATCTGCTTTAATTCCTAACTGACCAGCTACTTCAGCTACTTTTGCAATCTGCACGGCACTAGCTGGCATTTCTTTAGCCATGCTCCGAATGCCGTTTGATAACCTCTCGTAAGATGTTGTGGCAGTTTCGTCCACTGTCTTACGTACTCCAGCGAAGGCACTCTCGTAGTCCATTGCCGCCTTGATTGCAATCCCAGCACCAGCTACTAATGGAGCAGTAACACCTTTAGTAAGCGCTGAACCGACACCGCTAACTTTAGTACCGATGTCCTTCATTCGATTTCCGAATGATGTTAGATTGCTTCCAATCTTCGTCCATGATGATGACTGGATGTTGATTTCTTTGGTTAATTCCACATACCTATTTTTCAAGTCCGAAATAGTAGTGGCAGTTTGGAGCATGGCGTTTCTAGCGCTTAGCAAATCTTCTTTGTTTTTTGCACTAGCTGTACCAAAGTCACCAATTTTACTTTTTAACTCATTGTAATGGTCTGTTTGTTTTTTCAGAATACCTTCATAGGCTTGTATGCTCTTACCAGTTTCTGCTAAAACAGTACGCATGCCGCCTAAATTCTTAGCACCATTTCCGGCATTCTTAAAACTTTTTTCCATAGCATTCAAGGACTTGTCAAGCCCTCTCATGTACATACTAAGTTGCTTAGTGTTGCCAACAAAAGGTGCTATATCTAAGGAAGCCGTTGCGACTAGTTCACCTAAATTACTAGTCATTTATCCCCCTTTCTATCCAAATAAGAGTGGAAATGCTTTATCTAGCGTAGTTTCTTTTTCAGTTTCTTTTACTTGCGTCTCCATCGCACGAACCATCAATTCAAGATCGCTTGTCTTCAGCTTCTTAATATCTGTTATCGTGTAACCTTGTTGCATCAACTGTTGAATCCACACTAAAAGACTATCTCTAGCCTGTTCGGGGGTTATTGTTTCTTTTTTTCTTCCTTATCTTCCTCATCTAATTTGATACCAAGGGCAGATAGATAGAGTTTTTCTAACTCTTCCAAAACATCAACTTTAGCCTGTCGCAAGTCATCAATTGTAAATTGATCGCCGTACATATCGACAAACATTTGTAAATAAGCTTCATTTACTTTTCGATGCTCTTTTGGATTGTTAAATAACTTATCATTTTGAGTTAGTGCCGTTTGGCGTACTTGATGTTCAACCGCTAGGAGATTATCCTCTACGGTCACATAGGCTTTCGAAAATTCTTTCTCAATACCACCCTTTAGCAATTTAATTTCAAACATTTTTCTCACTCCTTATTGGAAATTTAATAAAAATAAAAAGCATGAGTATAGACCCATGCTTTCATATTATGAAATTAGGCAGTTGGGAATACCATCTTCTTGAAGTCTGCCAAAACAAATTCAGCATTATCTTCACGACCAATTACAAGAACGTTTCCGTTTTCATCGTCACCACGAGCAACGAAGTTACCAGTTACGCTATCCGGTTTTGGATCTGGTGTTCCATCTTTTGTTTCTGCTTCAAGGCCCGGAAGAGAGAATTTACCTTTAAGTAATCCAATCCAAATACCTTTGTTGTCTTCTGTTGAAATACGGAACATACAAGCAACATCTTTAGGTGTGAGAGTCTTGTTGTAGATTTCAACACCTTTTGTAACAGTGATTCCGTAGAGTACCTTACGTGCTTCAGTAGGCAAGTCAAGTACAGAGATTTCAAGTTGTGTACCAGTGATACCAGATGACAATACTACGTATGGGCCATCATCCGCTGCGATTGTTACAAGTTCATTCGTGATATCAATCTTAGCAGATTTCATACCCGGCAATTTCATAGTAGTAGGTACTTTGTTTTCTGCGTTAACTTCACCAAATTCAAAATCACGCAAACCAAATTTTACTTTAGACATTTAATATCCTCTTTTCTTTAATTTAACTTTTCTAACTGCCATGTAAATAGTCGATACTTTCTCACGTTAACCAATAAGTCAATATCTGTATTTCTATATCGTGGCAGTTCGTTTGTGGTGTAACGTTCAAAACCGTTACTTTCTAAAATCTTATCCATTAATTCAGCGATCTGTTCAGATTGTTTTACACTCTCGCACCAAAAATTAATAGTGATACGCTCTTCAGTAGATATGCTTTTATCATCTGCATATTCAACCGCGTTTTCAAATGTTGGATAGATACGCATAAAAGGGGCTAATTCCTTGCTAACAAGGTTTGTAGGTCGCTCTGGGATTTCAAAGGTGAAGATACCTTGTTTAAACCCAAGGCCAAACTTCTTGCCTCGTAACTTATCCATTAAGCTATTTAATTCTGTGCTAGCACTTAATAGCTTATAAGCCGTGGTTTCAATTGTCATAAGCCTAACCCCTCCTTTACTTTTGATGCGTATATCTCTTTAGCTTTTGGTGTCATTTCGTTAATTGTCTTTTCTTCAAAACCTTGTCCAGCTTGGTATTTCGTTCCATCATCTGGAAAGTGAATACGCCAGCCAGTGGCTCGACCATAACCAATATCTTTTGAGATTAAGCCGTGGTCGCCACCTTTAAAATTAGTGACTTTCGTATCATCCCTTGCGTGCATACCGTCCATGACATAATAGACTGGTGTATTGCCTTTTAATGCTTGTTCAAACTGATCTGCAACTTCTCCGACTGCCGAACGTGCAACTTTCGGGGCTTTCACTTGCAATTCAGTAAGTTTAGCTAAAATTCCGTCCAAACCTTTTGTCATGTTCTTCTCTTGATGCTGACCTTATCTATATCGAATGAAGATTCATCGATATCAACTGATACAATGTCATATTCGACACCGTTCAATTCAACGTGATCCGAAGAATCGAAAGGCCGTCTGGGATGATGTCGCACATATAAAGTTTTTAATTCAGTAGCCGATAGAATACCCTTAGCTTTATCACTAGCTGTTCTATTAGCCCCTTCTTGAAAGTCTTTTAACGACGTTTTGGCGATTTCGCACCAACAAGTGTATAGGTCTTCACGAGTAGGAGAGATAACCTCTCCATCTTCATTCTGACCGCCTGTTTCTCTGAAGAAAGTAACTCTATGATTCATTTTTCTTGTTATCATCTAGTTCTCTCCTCGTTCTTAATTGATGGATAATGTTTAAAACACCGTTGGCCAGCGGATACCTCATTGTGTCCGCTGAAAGCCCACGATGTTCATATTCTTCTTTTACTTGCTTCTTGACCGCAAGTTTAAACTTAGCGTATTGCTCAAGATCTGAAGGTGTGACATCATTGTCAATAGCAAAACATATCTGCTCTTGTACGCCCTCAATCATTTCTTCTAACAAATCATCTTCAAAGTCGTAGTCAATTTTACAATAGAGTTTCACACTCTCTAATAATGCGGTTGAAACACTCATATTTCTAACCTCCAATCAAGGCCAGTAATTGCTCTTTCGTTTGAGATGCGCTATAAGAAATACCCTTGCTATCTAAATACGCTTGAATTTCTGTCTTGGTGTTACTTGCGGTTGGTACTGCTAGAGTTACCGCTGACCGTGAGACACCCCCACTAATTGGGGGAACATTAGGGCATAGTTACGAAGTAACCAGCTTTCGCATCTGCTTTCTTAACGTCAAAGCGCACAACTGCTTGCAAGTATTGACCGTAGATTTCGTTATCAGTCCAGCGAAGACCCAATTCCTGACGATCTGCAAAGAGTACCGCACGTTGGATATCACCGATAAACGCTTTAGCTTCACCATCTGCACCAAGTGTTGCATCAGAAACCACAAATACTGGATGTCCAAGAAACGCTTTGCCAGATGCAGAAGTGATTGAATCTTGAAGCAAGTAACGATCATTTTTGTCTTTCAGAGTATCGAGTTTTTGGTAGAAGCTTTGAGAAACTACGAATGATACGTTGTAAGCCGGGTCAAGGTCTTTGTTCAAGATATGCTTGATTTCGTCAAGGTTTGCAGCACTCTTAGCTTCAAAGTCTTTCAATACAGTAGCGATTGCATCGTTAGTAGTATTTACTTTGATTTGGTTTGCTGCTTCAGCTACAATTGCCAAAAGGTCAACATCTGCATCGTCAATAGCTTCCTGTGACAATGGAATTGCTCCACGGTAAGTTTTTACTTTCCAGTCCACGCTTGTAAATTCTGGTTTAGCAAGTTTAGGATTTTTCTCAAGTTCTTCTACACTTGCCATCTTAGAAGTAGCTTTCTTCAAGATTGGGTAAGAACCTTCACCTTTAGACGCTTTGTGTACTGTAGTGAATTGTTTAAGGTCAACTACGGTCTTAACTTCACGCATTGGAGTGGTTACAAGTTCTTTACTAGTAACTTTTGAAGTCTCTTCTTTCTTCAACCCATCAGTTGTTGGATTCACTGCTTCATTCATTGGAATGAATAGGTCTTTACCTTCCATCTTCAATTGGCTATCAGCTACTGCGCCTTTAGTACGGATGTACTCATTTACTGAGTCGCGGTATGTCTTAGCTTCTGTTTCTACTACATGAGTAGCAACTGGTTCTGCAACTTCATTTTTAGCTTCTTTATACAAATTCAAATCCCCCTCAAGGTTTACTAAGTTTTCTTTTTCTGCATCAATTTCTGCACGGATTTCCTTGCCTTTTTCAAGGTCATCATTTTCAAGAGTTGCTTTCAACTCAATAACTTTACTGTCGATAGCGTTCTTAGCCTCTAAGATTTTCGCTTCAATTTCTTTGATTTTTTCATCAAACATTTAGGAAAATTCCTCTCTTTCTTCAAAAATAAAAAGACCTATAGGTCGTTTAGTAATTCTTCTTTCTCTAATTGCATTTTCATGTTTTGGATTTCTTTAAAACGTGAATTACGAATAGAGAAATACTCATCAATTACAGCTTGTGGCAACATACCATTGCCAATGCTTGCTACAGCTTCACCTTGACCAAAGTCCATGATTTCATCCGCAAAGCCTTTTTCAACTGCTACTTGTGCTGGCATATAAGTTTCATTCTTCATCATTTGATAAATTTCTTCTTCACTTAAACCAGTTTTAGACACATAAGCATTGATGATTGTTTGGTCGCTAGATTTTAGAGCGTTTGACGCTTTGTCTAAATCGTCACTGTTACCACTCATATAGCCTAGCAAGGCTTTATGGATCATAATTTGGGCGGTTGGACTAATTCGCACTGTGTCAGCACCCATAATAGCTACGCTTGCTGCACTTGCAGCCATTCCAGTAACTTCAACGGTAACGTGTCCAGCGTACTGTTTTAAGGTAGTGTAAATATCGCTACCAACCGTAACTAGTCCACCGTTTGAATTGACTTCAATCACTACATTGCTACCATCTTCTGGCAAACTATCTTTGATTGACTTAGCACTTACTGCTTCCAATCCGTAGTAGTCATAGACTTGCTGACTATCATTTGGAATCAATGGTCCTCTAAGTTTGATTCTCTTCGGCATCTACTTTCTCACCTCCTTTCATTGATTGATACTCGTCTTTCTTGTCCAAAAAGACATAGTTCAAACTAGATTGGTAGCGATCCATATTAGGGTCACTAGATTTCTCTTTGCCTAACTCAACCAATGCTTGGTTAGGTGTGAGAATTTGGTTATTCACCAACTTAATAACTTCTTCTACATTCCGTCCAGTGATTGAACGTGTATCAAACTCAATGCGGTATTTCCTACGTTCTGCATCGCTTAATACTTTTAGGCCTAATTCGCTAGTGATTGCATCAAAATAGAATGGCAAGTCATTTGTAACGTAGTCTTCCATCAACTGAGCAACCGATTGGTTAGGGCTATTTACACCTAGCTTGTAGCTTGGTACTCGTAGAGCCTTAGCAATTTGAGCGGTTGAAAAGTTATTCGAAGTTATTAACTGTAAAACATTGGTATCTATCTCTAATGGTGTGTACTCTTGTGTGTCGTCAAACACTAAAGGACTGCCACCAGTCGAACCCTCACGCATCTTCTCGAAGTCCATACGGGCTTTCTTGCGTGCCTCACCGTTTAACTGAGAGCCTTTTAATTTAATAATTCCGCTTGAGAATCCATCACGGAAGAACTTAATCAAGGTATTCAATCCGCCATCTTGCAAACTGATCTCGCTACCAAGTGAAAGTAGCGGAGATCGTCCTAGAATGGTATCGTGACTAAAGAACTTCCAATGAATGACGTCAGAAGCGTCACACTTGACCGATACACCCGTTAAACGGTCACGGAAGGTATATACCAGTTCGTGGTCGTCCGTTTCCTCTACGGTTGTTTCTGAGGGCCTGTAGAACTGAAATTGAAGTGCCTTACCAGTCTTTGGGTCTCGTAAGATTCGAGAAAAAGAATTACCTGTTAGAATCGCATTAACGGTCATAGCGAACTTCCATGTTCGTGCCGACACATTACCAGTCGATTTTACGTTTAAAAGATAGTTCAAATCTGTGTCTTGCTCGATGTTCCCCGTAAAGTCTTTCTTCAATAGCGGAAATCGTGCGATATCTCCAGCGATGATGGTTACTGCGGTTAAGATATCGCTGTTCTTTAATGCAGAAATTCCAGTGTATTCTGGGGAGTAGTTGCCAGATAACACGGAAGAAATGTAATCATCATAAGAGGGTTTGGTTGATCCCAACGGTTGAAATAAACTCATTTTATTGTCTCACCTCCTTTCTAGCTTGTCCTGTCGATGTACCAACCTAGAAATGCGATCAGTAAGCCCGTTCCAATAAAACCAACTTTTAAATCGTATAAAAAAAGCCCATAAGATATATGAGCCAATCCAATAAGAAATAAAATACTGTGGATATTATGTTTTAAAAACTTCATCTAAAATAGGCTACCTCCTTCAAGTATTTTTTCATTCGTCCAATACCCCGAACCATCAAATGGCTCTAAGTAACAGACCGCAAAAGCATCTAATAAGGCATCTAGTGGGTCAATCTTATTACTTTGTTTATCCTTATCAATACGCATACCGTTATTATCAACCTTGACCCTTGCATTATTGATAGCCATTGTAAGCAATTGATTTCCAGAATGTTTTATTAAACCTTTCAAAACATCATCTCTAAACTGCCTTGTAGGCATATTCAAGACCATTGTGTTTTGTCTAACTTCGATTAGTGGCCATTCCGGATGTCTTTTCTCGATCATAGCGATTAACGAGCTAAATTGATACGGGTCAAAGCAGATGGCTTGTAAATCCCATTCATTCGTATAGACCATCTCCTCGATTTTCTCAAGGACACGCTCATCATCAATGACACCACTCTCAAGGGTAGTTATTTCACACTCTCCCATACGTTCTAAATTCGTATAGGACACGCCATCGCGCTTTTCTTTTGCGACCAACCCATACTTGGTAGCGATAAATGAAAAGCTGTCCACGTACCAATAATCATCCATTTGAACCATGGGGGATATAGCGAACAAATCACTTACTTTTCCAACGTCAACTCCTATCCAAACTCTACGCTTGCGTGTATCTGGTTTCTCATCTAGTTTAGCTTGCGCCCAGCTTTGCTTATCCATGTAAGAGGTTTCTGTTGACTGTCGCCACATATTAAAATTTTTAACTAAAACCTCGTTAACCGTTCCAGTCTCCAGTGACACCTTTCTACGTTTCCGTAGGTAGTCCATCATTTTTTCATGTAAGGCTTTGACTTCTAAAATTGGGTTTGACTTGATCCAGTTCTTTTCATCTGCAATTTCTTCTTCATCATCTTGTTCTGCGATGAATGCAAAATAATCATCATTCTCTAATTCGCCATTCAAAAGTTTCTCAATATAGACATACTCGATTGTGTGCATCGGCACATTCAAATCAAGTCCAGCGGTTGAGATAATCAAAATCAATGGATTGTCTAACTGTCCTTGACCGGATGCCAACAATTCAAGCATTTCATTCGTTTTAGATGCTGCAAACTCATCCAGTACGCCAACATACGGCTCAAATCCATCAACAGCCCCCGTATCACGAGAAAGTGGTCGTATATAGGACTCATCCACTAAGTTCCTTAATTCTTCACGCACTCGCTTAGTGGCCTTTCGAACATCTTCGTCTTGTGCCCTTAATGCGTCTAACTGTTTACGAGCCATCTCAAACGCTATCTTTGCTTGTGTCTTATCGTTTGCTGTACAAAACAACTGCCTCGACATCGCTGGGTTTCTACCAAATAAAAATTCATAAAGCAATACGCCAGCCACTAGAATAGTTTTACCATTCTTACGTGCTACTGATATAAGGGCTTTTTTAAATCGTCTTACAGTATTGTCAGTTTTCTTTCTCCAACCGTACAAGCAAGACAAGATAAACTTTTGGAAACTTGCTAGTGGGTAAGGTACGCCAGTTTTTACATCTGGCAGTATTTCGATAAAACGTATTGGATCAAGTGCTTTCTCTGGAATGTATTCGAAATTGAAATCTTTTGATGATATTCGCTTCAAATCATTTAGATGCCTCAGACAAGCCTTGATAACTTTATCACACGCAACACGCTTGCCATCTACTACACTCTTAGCATATTTAAACGCATCATCTTGACATTCTTTAGGGATACCAGAATAATCGTATGCCATTTCTTACCTCCTCCCTAGCTTTTAACAGACCGTGTAGGAATCGAACCCACGACTACAAGGTTGGAGCTTGTTGCGTTACCACTACACCAACGGCCTAAAATAAAAAGAGGGTTAAAACCCTCTATAAAAAATTATTCCATCACTAACCGCCGAACTTATCAAATATACTGGTTTTCTTTTCTTCCACTTGTGGCACGTACAATTTCATACGACTGTCCACGGTCAACCCAAGCTGTGATGCTGCACGAGTTAAGTTAGTGGTCGCACGCTCCAAACTATATAGCATTTTGTTAGGCAATACCTTGCCACTTTCAGTCTCGTAAACATATCCTTCCTTCTGCAATCCACGAGAGATTTCTTTATAAACCGCATACCACGTACAGTAAGTTTCTAAAACTGCCCGATCTAGGTTTCTAAGGGGTAGCTTTCTCAAATCATTAATTACTCGTTTGTATTCTGCCTTTGCAATTGCATCAAAATGTTTTGGTGGTGTTATCTGCAACGCATCCAAACCATCGGAAGCCTTTTCTTGTAAGGTTTTTCTGGCAATCTTTTCTTCTTTCGTTAAATGGCTTTTGGTCGTCTCGACTATCTTCATTTTTCGACCCAAAGTTGACACCTCCTTTCTCGATTTTTACTTTTTTATGCAGTTTCAAGATTTCAAAAACGGAAAATATCGTACAGAAGAGGGCAGCGTCCTAGTAAAACGAACGAATATACCCCCGTATTTTAAAGGTGGGGGGTAATTCCGAACATTAACACCCCATCATGCTTAAAATATCAACCCTTTACCTTGTAAACCATACACTCAAAATGTTACATAACTTTATTTATCTAGTAGATTATTACGTTCAAGAATTGCTCTTCTGTCATTACATCTCTTACAAGAAGCTTTCAAGTTGCTTCTATCCAATCTCTTAGACCAATCACGCTTGATAGGAATGTAGTGATCCGTCATCGTAGCTTCATCACCACAATACTCACACACATAATTATTCTCTAACAATACAATCTTAGATGTTTCTATCCAGATTTTGGAATTATAGAATGCTTTAACCTCTCTATCATACTTCCACCGGTTGCGGTTAAACTCTCTATACTCATCTTGCCTTGAACCGTAGTCAGTCAGTACACGCTTGCCACGTTGCATAGATAGTTTCTGTGGTCTCATTCCCCCAAAACCTCCGTCATAAAAAAGAGACCAACAAAAGAAACGCTGGTCGATTACTAATTAAAAACATAAGGAGATACAGAAAAATGTCTGGTACTTTAACGCTACTTGCTCCTCTTGTCAGTCTCTTAACAATAACATAATAATACTTTCTAAGTATCATTTGTTAACATTAGTATCATTTATTTTCAAATGCTCAATAGCTTTATCCCTCGCACGTTGTACTGTAGCATGAGAGCAGTTAAGCACCCTACGGGCTTCTAGCCACGTATAGTTATTCACGTACAATAATCTAAGCACGATATTCTCGAAGGGGTCTTCTAATTCCTCTATGGCCTTGATTATCACATCCCGTTCTTCTAGTAGGTGTTTAATTTCCTCACGTAGCTTTTCGATGGCATCAATGATTTTGATATTTAAGTCTTCAGTGCTGTTCCCATTCTTACTTCCTTTTGGCTCGTCTGTATAAACTTGACCTTTAGGACTTGCATCTTTTAAATCTAAAATTTCTTGTCGTTTGGATTTGATTTTGATTTCAATGTATTTTAATCTGTTTAATCTACCCGATATATTCACCCTCTCACCTCCTAAAGTGTGTCCAGTAGTTGTTGTTGCAATCTAATTCTCTTGTATTGCTTGCGTAGCTTGTATGTTGGATCATTCATGATTTCTTCACTGTGTCTATTAAAAAATTCTTCAATCATTCGCTCATGGTTACCGTTGCTCACTTGCTTAATCTTCAAAAGGTTGTACAAGATAGCTGGCTCAATATCTTCTTCAAATTGCAAGATGATAGCTACTGACGGTATCTTGTTTTTTCTCTTAGAAGCATAAAATTGATTTTCTGCATACTCTGGACACTTACATTTAAACCAATTCGCAAGCCGTCCTTTTTCCTCCTTGACTCGCATCGCTTCTTTGTAGAAGATTTCTAGTGCTTCCTCTATCATTGTCGTTTCACTCCTCGTCTAGCCTTACCAAAGCTCTCTTGTTTGGAAATCGCTTCTGGTAACTTTCTCTCGAATATTGTTTTAAAGCTTTTAAACTAATGCCTGTATATTCGTGTATTTCTTGCAATGTTCCTAGTGTTACAAATCTGTCTTGGACATATAAAGCAAAATCGCATTCCCACTTATCATTAACTGTCATTCGAATTCCTTTCCATAGCTTTCCCAATTTTTTCGTTATAATAATTCAAAACTTTATTTTTTAACATCTCTGTCTGTTCCAAATTTCCAATAAAAAATTCCAATCCGGAACTCATTTCGTCCAATAGTTTTGCTGTTTTCAATTGGTATGCCATATCAGGCACATCAATCGTCAATTTTGACAATCTGGCTAGTGACAACCCCGGTTGATTATTCCCATCTGCACAACGTTCTATTTCTCCACGTTTCATTAACAACCAATGAAAGAAATAACGCTTGTCCATTATTTCTTTTGGTTCGACCTTAAAACTATCTCCGTCTATCCAAAATGGTTCTAGGTGAAAATACACCGCTCCAACCGTGCCCTTACGAGTTAAGCGGATTGTATTTCTCTCGCAATTGAACTTATTCGTTGTGCCTTTTGCATTTTTACCAGCTCCATAGATAAAATACGGCCCCTCTTTTTCATTCGTTCTAGTGCCAGAAATAAGCTCGCAAACTTCTAACAACCCATATCTTGTTATCTTGTTTGGTTTCATTCAAGACCCACCATAAAATTATAAGCTAGCAGATAATCGTCTAAAACTTTGTGACATCTTGTGATGAATGATTTCATATCAATATCTGCATTAAAAAATTGAATCAGGACTAATTGACTTGCTAAATGTTTTTCAAGGTGGTCAATCGCCATTTGATCTAATTCGGCATTCACTTTGTCAATGTCAATTTCTTCTTTCTCAACCGGTTTCTTAGGTATTACCCAACTAAAATCTGAATTTAATTTGTCAGATTCCTGATGTTCAACTTTTTTTGTTTTACAATCATAAATCTCTTTTGAAATTTCAGGAGTATCCTTTTCTTTGTCAATTACTAAGAATATTACATTGATAGGAGTATCCTCAAATCCATTTTGAATCTCATTTAATTCAACTAGATTGTTACCAACAAGTTCTCTCATCTTCTTTTCAGATTGACGATAAGCAATGCCAGGAAACATGATATAAAATCCGTATCGTTTCGTATAAGTCAGTGACTTCAACAAAAAGATATCATCAACAACACCCGATTTTTTCCACGGATATAATTCTTTAATAGCCTGTTGGTCTTCTTCTGGTAGCTCCTTCAACTTCAAAGAATAAGGCGGATTCATAGCAATAGCATCTACTTGGATATCAGATTGATAAGTAAAAAAACTTTGATTGTTAACCGTTGCGTGCGGGAAATTTGTTTTTAAGGCTTCACAACTTTCCTTTTGAATTTCTACTGCATGAAAATCAGTCATACTGATAAATTGTTCCAACTGTCCAGATCCTGCCGCACCATCAAATACGGAAATATTTTCACCGCAGTATTGCTTCACTTTTTTAGCTAAGTATTCACGTAGCGCTTGTCCTGTCACATACTCTGCAAATTTATTGGCTTTTTTACGATTGTTATGTTCAATGAATGTCATTTCTTCTTCCTTTTGTGTTATAATTTAGTCAGATACATTTTAGAGAGGGTTCACGCTCTCTTTTTTTGTGCACTAAGGGCAAAAATGCACATTGTGGATTATCTATGATTTTAGAGAGGCATCTCCTTTCATTGATTTTTAGCCCTTTAAACTCTATGATAGTTTGACCCGATCATAGAGTAAGCACACGGTCAAGTGCTTGGTGATAATACATTAAGAAAGAAAACTCCTTTTTTATTTTTTTTAGTTTGACCGTTTAGTGCGAGTGTTAAGAGTAAAACCAAAGTTTAATTATTGGTCTTCTCGCACTGTATGACCTTGTGACCTTTTACAATCGCAAGGCCTTGTCTTTCTGCCACTTTAAGACTGATATTCTATTTGTATAAAAATGAAAGACTTTCCTTTTTTATTTATTTTTGTGGCATATAACTGCAAAGGGAATTGCACCCTCTACAGTCCTACAGATAATTCGCTGATTTGTTTATCCAAATCCTTTATCTTCCTACGCAACCACTCACGGTTAGCAGTAGCATTATTCTTACCGACTGTCTCGCACAATTCACGATATGCGTTCTGGTCTTCTAACTTCCGTTGGTATTTGTTGCGAGTGGTCACTAGTTCCTCTAGGTTCATTCAGTATCTTCCTTGACTATAATCTTGTAATTCATTCCATTTTTTAATTTCAATGGAATTTCTACCTTTTTTGCGCCATCAAAAACAATAGTAGCTAGAGCGTTGAGAACATTTTGGCCGATCAAAACCTCTAGAACATCTTTTCCATTTGTTTTCATCACTCCACCTCCAACAATTCTGGATTTTCGTGAATGTTGCCGATGATTTCAACCGTTTTAGAAAACTCCTTCGCATCTTCCTCAAAATCGTTAATGCTCATTCCGTCTCCGAAAAAACCTTCTCTGCCATCAAGAACTGTATAAAATCCAAGTGTTGGATGTTTCTTTATATCTACTACGTCTATGTCATATCTAATAATATCTCCCTCAAAGATCTCCTTGTTATTCTTATCTTTGAGACCTGTTGATTGCATGAGGATCAATTCTGACTTTTCAACAGGAATAGGAGAGTTGTAGCCCGATGTTGGTCTTTCCATGTTGCAAATCAAGCCGTTATCTGTGATAAAAAAATGTTCTACGAATTTCTTTTTTACGCTATCCCACGCTCTAAATTTTGGGGTCATTCTTCCACCTCCTTTGTTTCCGGATCAGGCTTCAAAATAATTCCGTTTATTTTCGAACCCCTACCACCTTTAATTCTTATTTTTAAATCGTTCCCATTCGCAATGCGTTCAAAATCGTTTTTGGATAAGAAAATTTCAAGTATACTCATTCCTCCACCTCCTCGAAAATTCTTTCAGCTTTTTCGTTTTAAAATTGGATTTTTCTTTTCGTTAGCTTTTTGTTTGTGATAGTTGTTATCTTTCTCAAAAATCGAATGTTCATCTACTTAACTTCGTTTTACAGAATATGGGCTTATTTTATCTTTTTTAATGCTTTTTGGTTTCACAATAATTTCCAAAAAGAAAGATTGATTAGGGATTTCAAGTTCAAATACATTAGTGTTCTGTTCCGGAGAATTTAAAATGTTCCCAATTTCAAGAATAAGCTCAGTAATACTACTTTCAAGCGTTAATGCCATCACTCTACCTCCTCAATCTCAACACCCGGACAATCGAATACCCAGCCAAAGCCGGCTTGTTCTAGTTCCTCTCTTGTGAACCAACTTTTGTATCCTAAAGAAAAAAATATTCTCCTCAGACCATCTCTTGCGAAGAAGTGTTTTGTCGCTTTAATCTTCACCAAATACTGCTTTTCTTTCTCAATCTCATAGCCGTCAAGCCATGCACGAGCGAAAAGGTCTTGGTTGTTTTCAGTTTCAAAAAATTCTTTTAGTTTTAAATCATCTTTTTGGTTTGCATAGTTGTAAAAGTATAGATCTTCCATATTCAGAGCGTGTTGCAGTTCAACGCCAGTGCATTTACAATACTTAATCCAATCAGCCACAAACTGCGGTACTGTGACTTTTTCAAATTTCTTCAACATACCGCCCAAAAGGACACCGCCCTGCTCGGTTTCAAACGTTATTGCCACTTTATTATCTTTTGCGCTTTCTGTGATCGAAAGTGTAGGTTCTGTGAACAATGTATCTTTCAAATTATCAAACAATGTGTTATCAATGTGTTCAATTAATTCTCGCTTATTCATTTTCCACCTCATCAATCTCAATCCCCGGACAATCGAATACCCAGCCAAAGCCAGCTTCTTCAAGCTCTTTGCGGGTGAATTTAGTTTTGCGCAGATCGATTTCGGCTGCCCAGAAGATACCATTGTCTGTTTCGCAAAGAAATTGAGGATGTTTATTGTAATATGCATTTTTCATCTTCACCCGATACCGCTTTTCTTTCTCGACTGTGTAGCCAAACAGTTTCATCTTAACTAAGGTTTCAACGGGATCATTCTCGCTTTCCCCTAACCATTCGGTAAATTGTCTATTTTGGATTTTTTCTTCCTCTTGTGTATATTTAATCCAATCCCATATATTAAATTCAAGATCGTCCTTATGTTCTTCATACCAATCCGCCACAAACTGCCTTACTACTGGTTTCTCACGTTCAACTAAACCTTCCACCTTCCCTTGCTCATATCCATCCTTATATTTCAAAGTTCCATAGTCACTTCCAAGCTCATTTAAAATCTCATTGAGCCATACCTCTCGAGCGCCGATATCTAGCTGTTTAATTCGTGCGATAACATCTCTTAGTTTAATTTGATTTTTTTCGACAAAATCACTTGCATTTTTTACAAAATGGTTTGGGATTTCTACCTTATCACCATTATCTAAAACCAAAAGTATATTATCATCACCAAGGGTACTCCGACTAAACCCGTCATAAGTTCCGTATAATAAAAATCTAAGCTGTTCGTCCATTTTATAAATCCTCTTCTAAATCATCGACTTTAAAATAGTTAATATTCTTTGGGTTTACAAAAATATTTCTAATTTCTATCAAATTTCCATTGTTAAACTGACTGATAATTTTTGTTAATTCTTCTTCATCAAAATCACCCATTCTAAATTTAATCTCTTGCAAATCCGCAAAATTGATTGTGATTTTTTTATCTTCACCAAAGTCTAAATTATTCATGCTTCCATCCTTCCCCAATAATCGATCTATCATACTGCTCTTTATTCACCAAAAACTTGCCATACCCGCTAACCGTGATACTGTATCTATTCCCGTCAAATTCCTTACCAATCACGATACCGGCAAGACCAGAGCCGGCATTATCCACTTTATAGATAATTTCTGGCCGTTTAGCTTCTAGCCTTTTAATTTTGTCTGCTTGTTCAGCAATCAAATAAAGTAGACAGAATAAGCAGAGATAAATAAATATGTTATGTTGTTTCATTCCTCACCCCTATTTGCTACTACTGCTAGTCCGATAGCCCAAATAAGGGCTACCAGATTAGCAATTCCAATGATTGTCCATAAAATTAGTTCCACGATTTACCTCTAAAAATCTTTTAATGACTTCAAATTAGTAGTTGTCAGTTTGCTTGCGTTCATTCGACCTTTGTTAACATTAAGAGGTTTACTTGGCTTTTTCCAAAATGAGCTACCATGATAACAGCATCTGTGATAGTATGCTGTCACAATGTCATTTTCATAAAAAGTAATGCCAGTCCCTTTCTTGATTTTCTTCCCACAAACAGAACATCTCATCGCTTCCCCTTTCTATTTCTAAAAGCTATCACTCCAAACATCAATCCAAGCATGCCTATCTTTGACTTTATTTTTTTTTGAGTTAAAAAAGTTTGTGAAATTTCATTCCTTACCGTCTTACCGTAATTTTAAAAACTCACAAAAGTTTTTTTCTTCTAATTTTTAAAACCTTATTAAATCAATGTTTCTAGACTATATATATATATATATAAATTTTTACTACTTTTTTTAAAAAATACGGTAAGTCGGTAAGGATTATAAAAACAATCCTTATAAACGTTGTTATATCAATGTTTTTGAGCCTTACCGTAACCTTACCGATCCTTACCGTAATATTTTTTCACAATCTCACTTTTTTTAAGGTTCGATTCTAACGAATCCTTTGATTGTTTTTCCATTCGACCAATAAGCTTTCTTTTCCCAATTTGGATCATGTTCCAAGATAAGATTTATTTTCGCTGACAACTTCCTGTCACTAGAATTTCTCATGAAGAGGTTGTACATGATTTCCCGTGTTGAAACACGTTTAAACTGATCTTCACCAAATTCTGCATCAGCGATATTATCAAACCATGCTTGTGTGTACTGATGTTGTTTCTGTGCGCTCATCTTTTCCCAATTAGTTGGAATGGGCATTTCCAGATAATCCAACACTTGCATTTCAACCTCATCCTTATACATGAATTTTTCTCTGTATATTTCAAGGGCTAATTCTGTTTCTTTATCAAACATCAAATCAGCACCATCATGGTAGAGGGTTACGGCCTCGCCCCAAATTTGTTCGATTGTTTCTGGTTCGATTTCCATAGGGTGTTTCCGTTGATTCTTGCCATCTGCTAGAACTGGTAGAAACCTACGTTCCCCTGTTTTATCTTTTAAATATTCCCGTTGGTTAGTTGTGCGTGCTAGAATGAAATTCTTTGCGAACTCTTCTGTTTTGGTCATGTACGGTTTACGAAAACGTAAGCTAGTCTTAGAAATAAAAGCCTTTGTTTCTGCGAATGACATTCGGTTACTCGCTACCATTTCATCATCATTTACGATGAGGGATTTTAACATGATGTCGTAATTATCTTTGTTTGCAAAATCAGTTACTGCATCTGTGTACCAGTTTCCGCCTAGCTTCTGTAGTAGGGAAGTTTTACCGACACCTTGACCACCAACTAAATCTAAAACATAATCAAATTTGACATAGGGGTCATAAACCTTGGCGACTGCTCCGACTAACCACATCTTAGCTATTTTAGAGACAAGCTCTGTATCTTCTGCACCTAGATAATGCTGAAACATCTTTGCGATCCGTTCACGACCGTCCCATTTTTCTTTGGCTCGTTCCATATACTCTTTAACTGGATTATAGGAACGCTCAGAGAAGAAAGTTTCTAATCCAGCTTTGAAAGCATTTTGAGAGAAAACAACTCCTAAAACTTTTTCGAAGTAAACCGTGATAACACTGTTGAAGTTGGATGGCAATTCACCAGCTTTAAACGTAGTGTTACCAATCCGTACTTCTTTTGTAAATTCGTATTCTTGCGAAAAGTCATTTCGTCTTAAATATCGTCCTAAATTATCATCTGCCTTTAAACAAAGCAGAACATTAGCTGGACTTGTTGATTTTATAGCCCCCTCACTAGTCATGGCTAGTTGTGAGGCTTTTTCGATACTTACTACATCACCAATCGTTATCACCCCCTCCTGTCTTTATTAATCATGCTCTCGACTGTTCGGTATAATTCTTTCTCTGGCAATGGATCAATGCTATTCATGTTTGCTATTTTAGCCAGTTCCAATACCGTTTCATCTTCTACTGCTCGATAGAGCAGACCAGCTACAAATTTTGTGAGCGTGTCGTTACGTTCACCCTCATCACCAAACCCACAAGCGATGGTCTCGAATAAATCTGTTGTTGTATTCCGTTCACGTTTTGAGCTTCTTTGTTTTAATGCTCTCAACCCCTCAGTTCCCTCGAAGTCGTAGCCACGCGCCTCATTGTATGTTTTTTTGATAGCATCGATTAGTTCTTTCGAGGGAGTTACCATTGTCCCACCCTCTTTGGATTTTTCTAAATCCCATTCATATTGGCCTTTGCTAGTTGCTGATGGGGCTACCAAAACATAATTGTTTTCGTGTGCCTTGATATCAACCCCTTTTAGAAAACCTATCATCTGAGAGATTGGAGCATCATCACGCTTGAAGTAAAATAAGTGCTTTCCACCACTTGCCGTTTTAGCTTGCAAGGTTGGTTCTAATAAATCTATATAAGGCCATTTCTTCAATGATTCAAAACCATCTTCTTGACCGTGTTTGTCAATGTCAATCACAAAGAAATTAGTCGTCCTAACTGCTATGTTAGCGTTTGGGTGCTGCTCCCAAATTTCTTTGATTTCTTCCACACTTAGAGGTGGTCTGTCAGCAAAGTTTATTAATGGCTTCTTATCATCTGGGCTAATCGGAATGACCGCAAAGCCTAGTTTTTGATATTTCAAAGCAAAGTCTTTCATGCTAGTCATTCCGTGTCACCTCTTTATTGATTAGAAAGGGAGATCATCATCTGTCACTTCTATTGGGTTACCTTTTGCAAATGGATTTGCTGTATCTTCTTCCAAATCGTAGTTGCGGTATACTTTGCCTTTACTTTCTGTTTCTGTGATAACAAGGTTGTAGTATGATCCAACTGCTTGACGATTGAGAGATTCTTCTAAATCTTTGCCATCTTGTTCCGTGCCGTTCATGTTATCACCAGCAAGTACAAGAGCCTTGATAAAGAATTTCATAGTACGTTCTACTGACCATTTAATATCTTTCCCGTTCCATTCTGAAAGTGTTCCGAATGATACGAATTCTGTGCGTCCATCGTATTCACCACCACGGATTTGAAATTGGTATTGAATACTTTCCCAACCGCTTTCAGCGATATTGAACTGTACTTTTTTTAGTACTGCTGGGTAAGTTCCAGCAGGGATGGGTTTAGGGCCGTTTGCGCTATCTTTCCGTGGATCAAAGCCTTCTTTTTTAATTGCTTTTGCGATATCTAATAAACTCATTTTTGTATTCTCCTTTTAATTAAAATAAATCATCGTTTGAAACAGATTCTTGTTTCTTTGGTTTTGGTGTTCCTTCTTTTGTAGGGGCTGATTGTTTAGCTGGGTCTAATGCTCCTCGAATCGTTGTTAAAATCTTCAAGATAGCTTTATCATCAACTTGGTCTGCGTAGTATTTCTTACGCTTGCGCTCCACTTCTCGATTGTAGTTGTTGCCTAATTTTTCTGTATGTACCATCAAGTCAGAGTTACCGTTAATTAGGTTTACGTACTTATCTTTTAGACTTGGTTTGTCTTTCGTTGCGTTTCCTTTATCATCATATTCTGAGACTTGACGGCTGATATAAATCACGTTCATTGGCAAGGCTTTTAAATCAATAACCATTTCTGTGATAGCTTGATTAAAGAAGTCATAACCTTTTCCGTATGGGATTTCAGAAAGTGAACGTACACGCTGACTTCCATTTGGGGTCAATTCGTCACAAACTGCAATCTTAATCATCTCAATTACATCGTCAATAACATCCAGCACTACTGTTTCGTAGCTGTGTTTTTGTGTTTTTAACGCAAGTAAGATTTCACCAATTTGTGTGATAACTGATTTAGTGATTCGTCCATCTCGATTCTTCTCGTTAACGAGTTGAATAGATGGTACAGTATTCGCACTAGCATTCCCGTCTGTATTTAAAATTAGAGGGTTTGGAAATTCGTTTGCTAAATAGGATTTCCCGCTCATGGTTTCCCCATAGAAGAAGAAATTACGGGGGGTATCCTTTGGAATCTGGGGTTTATTTTCTGGTAATTGAAACATTTATACCTCCTTATATTGATACTCAATTACATTCACATCATGTTGTTGGCGACTTCCTGTAATTCGCCAAAGTAACTGTCTATAATCGTCATACTCACCAGAATCTTTATCGACTGGATCAAGCACGACAATCGTTTTAAATTTATGTTGTAAACCATCAACACCAACACCCAAAGCTTGGCTTGTAGCGACTACAATCTTGCGATCTATATTTTCTTTTCTATCGCCCGTCCAAATTCCTATATTTGGATGTCGTTCATGTATAACATTTACAACTTGTTTGGATTTACTAACGATCAACATATCGTGAGGCGCTCTCTCGATTAAACCATCTATGCTCTTTAATAAAGGTGTGTCCTTATTGACAGCCTTAACTTTTGGAAAATCAACTTCTATACCAGTCTGTGATAGATAACGCTCGAAAGTTTTTCGACCAAACGACTGTTTAGCCATTGCACTCTTACCGTCAACGGTTACTAAATTGTACTTTTTAAAATCAGATAGTATTTTAGGGTTTCCAACCTCGACTGTGTACGGGTAAAATTTGACTTCATAGCCGTTGTTTTCCACGGCATTCTCAATTTCTTCGATTTCTTCCCAACCCAAGAAGTTTGGTAGGTTTCTGATGTAAGAATAATAATCTCTAAAATCTTCCCATTTCTCTTTTGAATAAGAGAAAGGATCATAAACCATTCTTCCGTGTTGTTTCTGCCAATCGAATTTCCTATTCGGATTGGCGTAACCAAATATTGTTTTTTCTAAAGGATAGAAATTCTGACCTTTTTTTCTGACTGGTGTTGCAGAAAGCCCTATTGTGTACTTACGCTTGATCTTTCTATAAAGAGCAGTTAGCTTGTCACTCGACATATTCTGCCATTCATCAATAACCAAGATGTCACACACTAATTTTGATTTACCTTTCAGCTTATTCTGCAAGGCTCTGTCGGTCATAATCATAAATGCTGTATCTTTGTCGTATTGGACTTTCTTCACTGTCTCATCCCAACCATTTAAGATTGACAGGCGATTATTGAGTATGATTACACTTTTAGCTTTCTTGTGTTTACATATTTCCAAAGCGCAGATGGTCTTTCCTCTACCTCCAAGAGCTTCAAGGAAAATTCCATTTGTGAGCCAATCACACCTTTTGATGGCTTCCTTTTGCCATTTTCTCAATTTAATTGTTATTGTCTATCACCACCTTCCCAATGTCTGAAACAACTTCTTTGATGTCATTTCTCATTGCCCAGAATAGCCCAAGTCTTGCTGCTGCTCGTATGTCTTGATGATGACTCTTTTCGAACTTCCATAGACCTAAGATTTTTAAGAGATCGTCTGGGATATCTGACTTATAGCCACCGTTATATTGAAGAACGGCATCTGGATAGCACAACTGGATATAAGCAATAGTTTCTAACACACTATTGTCTTTTGACCTATCATTGTCTCTAGTTCTAAATTCTTCGACAACCACTGCATCAAAATCAAGTGTTTTTCCAATGTCATGAAACCACTTAGCAAATCCATTCATGCCATACTCCGCTACCCAGCTATCAACCAACCTCGCATTATCGAGTAAGACAATCCCTGTTGTTGAGGTTTCGATTTTATTGGAAGCTGGGTCGATTGCTAAAATTTTCATATCTTATTACCTAATACTCAAATTCTTACGTTCTACCAATTCAGCGCCTAAAATTTCAAGCCCGTTTTTCAAGTCTTCTTTCAAGCGCTTCTTGTCAGCTTTCCACGTTGCGACTTTGTAGGCTTCTGGAAGGAGAAAGTCATCTACTTCCACGGCTTCTGATTTTCTGAATGACACCTTGAATAGTGTAGTGTCAACTTTCTCGTGCCCAGTCAATTCCATGCTAGTCGCTAGATCTGTTTTCATTCGCTCTTTCTTCGACTTGTCAGCATCGTTCAACTTCTTCAAACGGTCAATTTCGTTTTTTCGTGCTTCAATATCTGCATCCAGATTTTTCATGACTTTGATATAGTTTTCTACTTTGTTTTCGTAGTCCTCGTTCCAGTCAATGCTCTCTAGCGTGTCTTGTTTGGTTTCATCGTCCATATCCATGTCATAGATTTGCTGATAAATTCCAGTTAATTCATATAGTGTTGCCATTGTATTCTCCTTTTAAAATTTCATCTTCAACCCACTGGTCATATATCGCATCTTCATCCTCATAAGGCTCTTGATACGGTTTGGGTGGTGTGCTTAGCCATGTATCATAATCAAACATTGTTCAATTCCTCGTGCAGTTTGAAAACTTCGGTCTCATATTTCAACCGACAAGCCATTTTCAGACGCTCTAAGCGTGTAGCTTGTGCATCCGTCAGATAAGGCTTGATTGCCTCGTGCATTGCTTCAATCGTCATATCGCACCTCTTAACAAGTCTTAAAATCGTTATCGCTCACTGAATACTTGCGATATTCTGCAAGATCATC